TGGAGATCAGTCAGCCCACTGGATGATCGCGTACCTGTCTTGCGAGACAGGTATTGCACCATCAGTGTTGCTGGCAGAATCACCACGAATGATCTTCACAATGCTCGCCTATCTTCGTTGGAGAGCAATTCATCTGAAGAGGTAGTCTGAGCCAATGGCAATCAACAACGCAATCGGTCGAGCAGGCTCAGTTGCTTTCACTCCTGCTGGGAACAGCAGTGTTGAGATTGTTGGTATCACTCAGTTCATTCGTGACCTAGCCAAGACCGATCAGAACTTCAGGAAAGAAGCCAACAAGGCTTCCACTGCGGTTGCCAATTTGTTGGTTGTGGCCGCCAAGTTTGAGGCAGGTTCAGTGACCCGTAACCGTCAGGCAACTGAGGTCATGAAGGGTATGCGAGCTAGGACATTCAACTCGTTGCCTGCTGCGGTTCTGTCTACGAAGTCGGGGTTTGTTTCCAAGTCCCGTCCGAACCGTAAACGCAAGCGCAAGGTGACCAGGGGTGACGTGTTCTTTGGTGCAGAGTTCGGTGGTGCTAGAACCCCGAAGACCCAGCAGTTCCTTCGGCATCGAGGCAAAGCAGGATACTTCTTCTGGCCTACCGTCAGGAAGCACAAGAAGGATATTGCCAAAGAATATCTTGATGCCATTGACCGAGTTCTGAAACAGTTGGAAGATACTAGGGTGCAGGAAGCCGCAGCCCGTAAGGCTTTGGGTGGGGTTTACCAACAGACCGATACTGGCATTGTTTTCGTTCCAGACTGATAGTTGACTTCGGCTGGGATTCCACTACCCTCATAGGTAGGGAGGTGGTCATGGCGGTTCTGTTCAAGAATGTGAAGTCTATCTATCCGAAGCCGTTGGCTTCGTCTTGGGAGCAGCTGCGTGAGTTGTTGGCGTTCCATGAGGAGAACGCTGTCAAGACTGATGGGGCTTTGTGGTCACCGGTGGAGTACTACCCAAGCACGACTCGTGGCAATCGCAATGTTCGGTTCATTGAGGCGTTGGTGGTGGACATGGACGGCGAGTCGTTCCGTGAGGCAAGGCTTGATGGGTTGGAGTGGTTTGCGTATTCAACGTATTCGCATCGTGATGATGATCCTCACTATCACTTGGTGTTGCCTTTGGCTGAGCGTGTGCCTGCTTCGTTGTGGCGGGCTGTGTGGCAGGGGTTGCATGAACGGTTGAATCTTGTTGGTGACCCGCAGACGAAAGACCCTGCACGGTTGTTCTATTTGCCTCAGCATGCACCTGGTGAGACCTTTGAGTTTCATGAGGGTAGTGGCGTGTTGTTGGATACCGATTTCAGTTGGGATGTTGTTGAGCAACCTCGACCGATCAAGTCTCGGGAGGTGCGTCAGCCTCGTGCGCGTCGCCATGAATCGTATCTGTTGAGCGAAGAGTTCTGGAATGAACCTGCGAAGGTTTGGTCTTGGACAGGTTTGGAAGGTGCTGATAAGTGGAAGGCGGCTGCAACAGAGTTTCGTGCTTTGCGTCAGCGGTTGGAGGCAGGCGAGTAGAATCGGCGCATGGCTGGTGAGCGCACATTCGTTGTCAAGTTTATTGCTGATGTTAGTGATGCGACTACTGGCGTTGGCAAGATGGCTAGAAGTTTTTCAGGTTTGTCAGCGAACTTGGAGAAGGGTGTTGCCAGGTCATTGAAGAATCTGATCCCGTCGTTCAGGACGATGGCGATTGCTGGTACTGCGGCGGCTGGTGCTGTGGCTGCGGCTTCGTTCAAGTTGGTGCAACAGGCATCAAATCTTGAAGAGTCCCAGTCGAAGGTGAACACGGTGTTCAAGAACTCTGCGTTCATTGTTGACAACTTTGCGAAGACTTCAGCATCGTCGTTCGGTATCACGAAGCAGGCTGCGTTGGAGGCTGCTGGTACTTTTGGCAACTTGATCCAGGCGTTCGGCATCGGTGAGGGTGAAGCAGCAAACATGTCGGTCACATTGGTTTCGTTGGCTGCTGACTTGGCTTCGTTCAACAACACTCCGATCGAGGAAGCGATCATGGCGTTGCGTTCAGGTTTGTCCGGTGAGGCTGAACCGTTGAAGCGTTTCGGTGTGGCCATCAACGATGTGCGCCTCAAACAAGAAGCATTCAATATGGGCTTGTATGACGGAAAAGGTGCGCTCGATATCACCGCCAAGACTCAGGCCGCGTATGCGTTGATTCTGAAAGATACCAACCTGGCTCAAGGAGACTTCTCTCGAACCTCAGAAGGCTTCGCCAACCAGATGCGTATCTTGCAGGCTTCGTTGTCTGATGCAGCAACCGAAGTCGGTTTGGTCTTGTTGCCATATTTCAAAGACTTCGTCAACTTCATCAACGACAACATTGTTCCTGCGATCACAGCGTTTGCTGAGAACCTTGGTGAGAAGGGTGTTGGTCGAGCGTTTGAGTTTGCGATTGCTGCGATGGGCGACTTCGGTATCAAAGCGATTGAAGTGATGAAAGGTGCGTACATTGCCACGCTTGAGTTCTTGCGCAGTTTGGCTGATGTCATTGAGAAGTTGGGTCAGGTTGGAATCGTTGCGTCAGCTCTGTCAGGCAACGTATCTGGTGCGTTCAAGTCGGCTGCGGTTGGTATCACGGCCAGCAACATCGGTGACCGTATTGATGAGCAACTTGCTGGAGCTGATCAACTGTTCTTGGATTTGGCTAACGGTGTGAGGTCGGCACGTTTGGAGTTGGATGCGTTGAAGTTTGCGAGCAACAGGACTACTGAGCAGCAGGTTCGGAACGCTGAGCGTGTTGGCAAAGTCATTCGGACTGGTATCAAAGAGGAAGAGGACAAGGACAAGGCGACGACTGGTGCGGCTAAGGCTGTGGAAACTGCGAAGCAGAAGTTGGAGAAGTACACGGATGCGATGCGTTCTTCTACGAAAGCATCGAAGGCGTTTACTGATGCGCAGAAGGATTCCAAGAAAGCCAATGAGGCTAAGGCTCAGGCTGATGCTGACCTAGCCACAGCGCAGGCAAGGTTGGTGCAGGTGACTGCTGGGTTTGGTGCTGATTCACCGGAGGCGAAAGCAGCTGCGTTGGCTTTGGATAAGGCTCAGCGTGGGGTTGAGCGGGCTGGGTATCGGATTGAGCAGTCGACGTTCGCGGTGAAGGATGCCGAGTTGGAGTTGGCGAAGGTTCGTAAGGATCCTGAGTCTTCTCCGCAGGCTATTCGTGAGGCTGAGATTGCGTTGGCTGAGGCGAAGTTGGCTTTGAAGGATGCGACTGATGATCAGACTGATGCGACTGGTGAGTTGAAGGATCAGCAGCAGTTGTTGAATGAGGCTGTGTCGGGTGCGACTGATGGTAGTAAGGCTTATGAGGAGGCGTTGCTTGCGGTCAATGATGCGAAGGCTAAGCAGGCTGAGGCGATTGATCGTGTTGCTGATGCGATTGATCGTGAGGCTGAGGCGCAGGAGCGTTTGAATGATGCGATTGCGAAGCAGGGTGAGTTGGCTAAGTTGTATCCGAAGATTGCTGCGAATAATCCGATGGCACCGTTTGCTGGTTCTGTTCCTTCGACGGTGACTGGGAATGCTGGCGGTAAGACATTTGCTGATAACCCTGGACAAGTCAACATTGCTGTGAACGCTGGGTTGATCTCGAGTCCTGATCAGGTGGCTCAGGAGATTCAGGACATTCTGAATCGTCGTGCTAGGAACAATGGAGGGAACCCGTTCACGGGGACGTTCGGCTGATGGCGAAGGTGATGAAGTGGGGGGAAACGGTCAAGGTGTTGTTGGATGTCGGCTTTCTTGCTGACGCTTTCACACTTGATTCATCAACATTGGATGGCACGGATGTGTTGAATGGTTCAACAGAGTTTGTGGATATCACCGAATATGTTCAATCGGTCAACATCAATCGTGGCCGTCAAACACAGTTGGACACTTTCAACGCAGGAACCCTGAACATCGTTGCGAACGACCAGGCTTCAGGCCGCCAGTTTGACCCACTGAACACCGACTCAACTTGGTATCAGGGTTCGTTGGGTATTGCTCCACGTCGCCAGGTGCAGGTGTACGGTGGCACCGCTGGAACAGCTTCGATGTTCTCAGGCTACGTCTTTGACCTCAACATTGACTATGCCGAACCACAACTCTCAACCGCCAGCATCTCCGCTGTTGATGCCCTAGCCCAACTATCACAAACGACACTCACAGGATTCACCCCATCGGCCGAACTCACCTCAGCCCGCGTGAACACCATTCTGAACAGGAGTGAGGTGGCTTGGTCTACAGCGTTGAGGTCGATCTCTACTGGTGTCGCAACGTGTGGCACGGTTGCCTATGAGGATGCGACGAATGCGTTGGCTGCTTTGCAGGCTGTGCAGTTCGCTGAGGATGGTCGTTTGTTTGCTGACCGATCTGGAAACATCAACTTTGATGCTCGTGTGTCCACTTCGTTTGGGACGGCTGTGGCAAGTCTTGGTGGTACTGCGGTGAGTGCCATTCCGATCCAGTCGTTGTCAAACATTTATGGTGCCGAGACTGTGGTGAACCGTGCGACAGTGCAGATATCTGGTGGGACGGTGTCGAGTGTGGCGAATGGTACGGCCAGTCAAACAGAGTACGGGATCAAGACTTTCTCGTTGACTGACATCCCGTTGGATACAGCTGCGGCTGGGTCGGCTTTGGCTACGAACCTGGTTGGTAGGTTCAGTGAGCCGGAGGTTAGGTTCTCTGAGGCTTCGGTTCTAGTGAACATGTTGACGGCTGCTCAACAGGAACAGATTGCAGCTTTGGAGATTGGTGACATCTTGTCGGTGACCCGTGTGTTCACCAGCGGTACCCCGTTGACGGTCACCCAGAATGTGGTGGTTGAATCTATTCAACATCGCCTCAGCCCTTCCAGACATGAAGTGAATATCGGCTTCGGCAAGATTGATTTGGTTCTACCGTTTATACTTGACAC